AAAACCCTTGTTCTTACTCGGGGCAATTTAGCTGCAGCAGGTACAGAATTAAAAGTATATACTGCATTACAGGGTAAGGCATCGGCGGCTGCATTGGCTGGTGTTGCTAAATTTGGAGCATTGGCTGGTGTTGCATTACTCGTCGCTTCTGCATTTGTAAAATATAAAACTGATTCCAAAGAAGCCAAAAAAGTCACAGAAGAAATCAATATTTTAGTGAAGGAATCCACAGAGAGACTAAAGGAAGAAAATGCCGAGCTGCAAAAAAAAGTAGACCTCTTGATGATTTTAAAGCGTATTGGTGCATTTGGCGAGGCAATTATTTTTGGGACAACAGGAATAGGCCAAACTGAAGAATTTAGATCAACTGCTCAAAGCGTTTTAAATTTAACTGAACAATTTAATAAATTTGCAGAAAATGCAAAAATAAACTTCAAAGACCTCAAAGGAGTTTCTGATGATACTTTTGTAAAACTTTTACAAGATGCAGAGGACGCTACCGCAGCCACTCAAGCACTATTAGAAAAAATTCCCGAGTTAAAGAAAGAAGCTAAAGGAAACGCTGATGCATTGATGTTGCTGGAAATTGACGAAAAAAGATTGAGAGAAAATCTTGCATTGCTAAAAGATCAATTGGGATCTTTGCGCGAAGAAAAAAAATCAAGAAAAGAATTAACAAAAGAAATTGAAAACAATATCAAATCACTTGAGGAATACAATAAAAAACGAAAAGAAGCAGAAGAATTCCAAGATACAGCAGCCTTAGCATTAGAAGTTAAATTACTCAAACAGTATGGTGATACCGCCAAAGATGCAGCCGATAAAAACTTAATACTCTCTGCCGCAGAAGCTTTCAGGCACGAAGGCAATGTAAAACAACTTCAGGAGGAACTTAAATTAATTAAAGAGAAAGACGCTAAAGCATTTGGGGGCGAAGAGGAAAAGCGTAAGCTTGTCGAGCAAGTTACAAAAGATATTTTAATTAATCAGAAAAAGCAGATGGAAGCTGCTAAGAATTTTGCAGATATCATTACTGCCGAAGTTGAGCGTGTATTTAAAGAAAGCAGTGATGCTGCTCAAAATTATCTAGATATAGCTAATCAGGTTACGAGCGCTGTGAATAAAGTTCGGAGCACCATTGGTACTACTATAAGTACTTTAAAAACTGCTTCAAATATTGTATTTGATAATATGCTTCCTGGAGCAAGTCCGCAAAAACAGAAGGAGATTGAAAGATCCCGTCTTCTTACTGCAGCCAGAATTAATGAAATTGAACATAAAATTACACAGATAAAATTAAAAACTGCATTTAGAATGCAGCAAATCGAAACACAGGTCATGCAAGCTAGGCTTCGTGGTGAAGCTGCAATAGCAAGAAGAAGAGGGGATGAGGCTGGAGCCCAAAACCTAGAACGTAGCGCAAACTCTTTAAATGAAATCTTGAGGCTGAACGAAATGAACTATAACATGGAGAGAAGAAATTTATACCTACAAAAACGCATCAAAGACGAACGATTGGTTCAACAGGCGATGTCTACAAAGATTGGAGACCAAGAAGTCCAATTGTTTAGTAATTACGCAAACAGAACTCTTGCTATCGAACAGACCAATCGGGCTCTTGGGACTCAAGGATTAAAATTAGACGATATCAGAAGGACTATGTCTGAAATTGATACTCAAACTGAAGCACTTGAGCTGTTTGACGAAAAAGCATTAGTAAGTGGTGAAAATGGCTTAGCGATGCAAGTAGAGTCAATGGGTGATATTAACAGTCGAGTTAAAGAGATGCAGGGTAATTTTATGGGATCTGTCGACTCTAATGAATCATTGTTGCAAGGTCTGGGGAATACGCAGCAGGCAATGAGCCGCTTAACCGCTGAAGGTCAAAACTACAACAAGGAGCTTGAAAAAGCTGTCGGTAACATTGAAAACATAAGGAATGCAGTTTCGCGTGGTACTGCAGCCCGCTGGATGGGTGGTCCTGTTGAAGGTGGTCAGACCTATCGTGTTAATGATGCAGGATTGGGCCGTGAAGCGTTTATGAACAAGTTTGGAAACATTAGCATGCTTCCTGCAGGATCTAATATTAATTGGACTGCGCCTAGTTCGGGTACAATTATTCCTGCTGCAATTGTCAAACAGTTAAGCAAAAATACTGAATACAATTCACGAATTGCCGACAGTAATGCTAAAACCATTCCAACAAGGTCAGCAGCATTAGGTCGTGATAGTGGCATGGATTCTGGCAACCTAGTCAAGCAGATGACTGCTGCAATTGGCGCTTCTGGCGGCAACCAACGCATCACAAACAACGTGACAATCCAAAGCCAGCAACCTGTGACTGACGCTTCTAAGATCATGACCAATGTTGCTCGAATGCGGCTGCGCAATTCTGGGAGGATCTGATGGCGACTGGAGATTTTACGATTACTTATGATACAACATCTGTAACGCTTAACCAGTTTTCTGGGGAAGACTTACCACGAGCATACCTTGGACAGGCGACGCTGGAATTTAGTGCCATTGGTGCGGGATATTCTACCGGACCCGCTGTTAGGCAAAAGCGTGTCTGGTCTATCGCTGCCTATGCAACATATCAGCAATGTCTAGATACATTTACGATTTTCGAAGGATGGGATGCCGAGCGAGCTACTGGTGTCAACACAGCTAAGGTTTCTGTACAGGATGAGTTGTTTGGCAGTACTGTTTCAGCTAGCGCGTTTTTTACCGATCCACCTGTTGTATCAAAACTAGGATCTGGCAATGACACTCTTTACTTGATGACATTTGCACTGACGGAGACATGATATGTCATTTATCAATACCGCAACTCGTACATATATCTACATTAATAACGAGGATGTTTCGGAGTATTTAATTCAAGGATCGCTTTCTGATGATTCGGTTTACAGTAGTACAATTGTTACAACAAGGGGGCAAATTGTTCTTGGCACGAACGAACTGACTCTTGATTTTAATAAGACAATTTATCCAATTGGATCTAAAGTCAATATTTGGATTGGTCTTGATAATGGTGAAATTGCATTGCACCCGAAGGGCACTTTATATGTAATGAATTCTAATGTTAGTGTCGAAGAAAAAACTTTAACACTTGAAGTTGGGTGTTCGCTGGCTTTTATTTCGGACAAGGAAGATCAATATCAATCAGCGATTGAAACGTTATTCGATGATATGTTTACTGCGGAAGAGCAGGGATATTTTGATATTGAAGAGAAAAAAATATCTGTATTGTCAGCCTTGCTGGAAGTAAATGGTCAAGTTATTTACCAAGACCCATATGGAAATATTCAAAAATTAAATGCATTTGGTGATGATGGACTGGGCGCCAGCCTCCTTCCAGCAAAACTTACATCATTTGATAAATATTCTGCAATTTCAATAGAGTCAATATCTGATTCATCTTTTGAAAATGGAGTTTCATCGGTTACGGTGGAAACAACAATCGATACACGAAAGAGGAAAGAAGATGATGAAGATCCTCCAGAAGATCCTACACGACCCGAACCATTAATTACTTCTGTAGTCCAAAGAACTATAGAAGTTCCAAGCACAACCGGCTATATCAACCTTACTCGTTCGCCTCGGGCACTTACGAGTCAAAGTAACCCCATTACTGGTACGTCTGATGAACCCCAACCGTCGAGCGGTTCTGTCGGCTATGACTACAGAATCGATGGTTCGATGGAGACAGGTAGTCAACTCGTAAAAGAAAGAGTTACGTCTGGCAGGTATGTCAGGTATAGCACTGATGAAGGGGAAGGTAATCAAGTCGTCATGGAGCAATCATGGGAGCATTGCTCAGCGGGAACATGGGCCTCCAGCGCGATCAGTAATAGTTTGAATCAAGTCATAACTCATGTCAATAATTTAATTAATGAATGTAATGGATTACTGCAAAAAGCTAATCAATGGCTTGATTTAAGAGATGAACAAATTAAAAAGGGTAAAGTAGGCAGTAGCGATTATTATTACGCTTTGTATAAAGCGCAAGCATTTTTGGCAAGAGCTGATTATCTGTGGTCATTAATTCAAGAATATGTTACAGCTGGAAATTCGTTAGTTAATAGCTACACTGGAATATACGGTTTAGCTAGCGCGTCTACAACTGAATATAGCTACGGTAAGGCCGGCGAAACATTAATGACTGTAACTTCAAATTATTTACCTCCAATCTCTTGGGATTCTTCAGAGGCTGCCGAAATCCAGCTAAATGGTTATTTATTACAAGTCCAATACCTTTCAATTTCAGAGGTTGGGGTGCCCAATGGTGAAGTTTCTTTCTTTACTAATCTGGGCTTAAAACTAGCTAGTCAAAGTGTTAAGACCTATCAATATGACACATTATATACAACGGAAACAGAGGTATTTGAGGACTATCAAAACCCCCAAAACAATTTCATAGCCAAGAGATATTCCTCTTCTGGTTCTTCCAATGCAGACCAATCAGATAGAATCATTGACCTGGAGTCTGTAGATGGGAAAGGCTATTGCAATGTAGAAACCGAACAAGAAGAACTTAAGATAACAGTCCCCGTACAAGGCGATTTATCTGTTGTTACTGCCGGCTGGTTTGGCGCACCAAAAGCATATGAAAAAGTTGTTTCATTTCCATTGGAGTTTGCTCCAATGCTTCCCAAGTATAATAGTACGACTAGGAGCTGTTCAAGTATTAGTGGTTCAGGTAGAAAGAGCACATATGAAAACATCTTAAAGAAATATGCTATTATACTTGCCAAGAAGATTAGTGGAGATAATAGAGGGTTCAGGATTACCGAGAAGATGCGAGCGGAAATATTTGAGTATTATCCATTCTATCCAGTAAACATTTCTTGCGAATCAGTTAGCAGAGCTTTTACTGCAAGAGTTTCTGCGTCTAACTGGGTTTTTGATTCTCAAAATGCTGTATGTTCTTTTGATTGCTTATTGACTGGGGCAATTGACGATCCAGTTTTTGCAAGTCCATCACACAGATCTTTTTACTTAAAAACAGAAGGCAATTATACTTTCAACTCTAATAGCTTGAAGTTGCCTAGCACTACGAGTAGTATCGCAATTATCACGTTACCAGCAAATGGGCAGTTCGAACTTTCTAATGTTGCGGTGAGCGTTGGAGATCAGATCACAAAAGCTGACATTGATTCTGGCTTGCTTGTGTTTGTGCCGGATACTGGAGATACGACAAATATTGAATTTACCTATGAAGCCAAGGATTCATCAGGTGAAACAATCTCTAGTGATGAAAACATCTATCCAGTATTTACATCTGTAATCATTACTCCTGAAAATTATGCCGCTGACGGCGGTGAATTTACCTTAAATGTAAGCAACAATGGTTTTGATTGTGATGGCGGAAATCTTGACTCTGGCGCCTCCCTGGGAGGGCCAGCGCAGATGAACGCTGGCGATTTTGATACCGGTACTACTATTACCCTTCCAACTCCTCCAATACCTCAGGGAACCCCCTCTGGGAATAATAGCGCTGACCCAGAAACCGATTTCGGTATTGCAGTTAAAGATGGAGACGATAATGTAATTGATTCTGATGATCTACCGGTGAGCGAAGGTGGGCTGGACGCAGTATTTGATGTATTAATTGATGCGAGCGCAATATTGAATATATTTGCTGAATTCAATGTAAATATTATTGAGAATTTGGGATGGGATTATGGATATATTTCTGTTAAGTTGGGGACCGACTTTGATTTTGGTACAATTAGCTCGCCAAATAGCTATGACGCTGACTTTGGTAGTATTGCTACAGCAAACGAACCAGTCCTGCAATCTTCTGTTGTTTAATGGAAGACTACGCTGATTCTGGAGTCTGATGGCAATTTTTTCCTCTGAAGAGCTAAACGAACAAGCTGAATTGGCTTATCTTCGCGGGACTTATTATATTGCCCTCATTGATAATTCTTCTGGGTATGATGAGACTGTAACTTATTCCGATATTGTCGCGGATGAGGTAACAGCAGGAACTGGTGGATACGCAAGGTTAAGTTATACCTACAGCTCTGGTGATCTTGAGTCTTATTCTAATGGCCAACCGTTAAGCAGGAAGACGGCTAATTTTGTTCATGATGGATCATCGGGAGATATTGTATTTAATCATGTTGCGATTTTACGAGAAGTAAGCGGATCGTATACAGTAGTCGCTATCGAGCCAGTTGGCTCTACGACGACGTTAAGTGAGGGTAATACAGCAGTTATTAATATTGATTTTCTGCACGGTAGGCCATGAAGAATTTAACGTCTGACCTCAACAATCTAGCCAACAGTAGCAGACTTAATGCCATTGATTCTGCCTATGCCGGGAGTCCTGCTTCTCAATACAACTTCAAAACCCAATGGCAAGGATATGACAAGAATGGCAATGGTGTTGTGCGTTATAATGGAAAAAATTACTCTGGAAGTGTTATTTCTGGTTCGAGTCCTGCACCCAGGTCAGTGGTTTTACTGAGAGTCGGCAAGAACATAAGAAATATAACATCTTAAAATGTCTCTCGAAGATCAAGTACGAGAATTTGCCAAATTGGCAAGACTTGCAATAATGCAGCAATTGCAGGCTGAAGGGAAAGCTAAGCAGGGCAAGGCTCGATGGATTGGATATGACAAAAAAGGGAATGGACTAGTTAAGCAGGATTCTGAAATCAGGACGGTAAGAGTTATTGGAAATATTTCACTCAAGGCCGGTAGTAGTGTTTATATCGACGAAGAAAATACAATTGAAATTAAAAAGAAACGTAAAGCAGCAGAAAAGCCGAAATTTCAGAAAAATATTTCACCAAAACCTAAAGAGCAATTAATTTATAGGCCATTGGTTTATGTACCAGATCCTGATTTAATTGGTGACTATCTGTTGATTTATAGAGAGCCTTTTACAGCAACAAACGATGCGTCTGCATTTGAAGAGCTTGAGCTTGCCAACAATCAATCTAGCTCTGGGGGTAGGGTGTTATGGCAGACAGAAAATCAATATAATCCAAGAAATGCTGACATGTTAATGATAACTGCTGGAGTTGTAGATGTTGGTGGAGTTAATATATCTGGCAGTACTCCAGCTTTCGCTACTTTGAACTTTGGTTCTTCAACAGCAAATGTTAGTGGTGCCGGTCCCGTATACAATCTTCCGGCTGACTACATAGCAAATGTTGAAACAGGACAAACTCTTAGCTTTACCATGTCTATGGCCTCGCCTTCCAGCGGTGGTAGTTTTGCTTATTTCGGTGCTCATGGTCGGATGTTTTCTTATAGAAATTCTCCAGTTTATTATGTAACAGGTGCGAACAAAGATTACACAATTGATTTCTCGAATTATATAAGCACAGGCAGCAGGGTTGTCGATTCAGTTCTATTACATTCTTACATATCTAGTCCGGGTGGCAGTTCAAGGTATTTATACAATATTTTTGCAGTCGCTTCTATTGATAATTTGTCAGTAACTGAAGACCCTTCGAATGTTTATAACAGTACAACCTCAACTTCACAAAATTACTTCTACGCTTGTCCGTTGACTTATCAATATATTTTCACAAAAATTAATCTGCGAACAGGCACGACAGAGGGCAGTTCAATTGAAACAACTTTGTTTGACAATCTACAGAGTGGCGCTTATAGTTTGGATTACCTGTATTCAATATCAATAGGCAGAAACTTAGATTTTGTCCCACCGGTTGCTACTTCCGGGTCAGTTTTTAACCAAAACTGGTCAAACTATTTAGATCCAAGACCTTTATTTCAAAACGCAGATCCAGGAGATTGGATCTATCAGGTTAAAGACGCCATTAATGATTTCCCGGATACCACTGGCGCTTGGACGACAGTAAGAAGTTTCTTGCAGAAATCATATAGAAACGGTAAATTGAACAATTACTTTACCGATGGTCTTTTGCAGTATTCTTCTGGGGTTGTTTTTTACCCAACTGCTAGAGAAAAAACAATTGACTTAACTTCAATCACCAACTTCTCTAGTATCCAAAATGCTTTTAGCGGTGCCACAGCCTTAGGCAGCCTTGATTCTGTCATCGAAACCGGGGAATGGATTGATCATGTTACTTCTGTAAGTAATACGTCATGGGCAAGATATTTTGGCCCAAATTTACAAACAAGTTTGCCTCAGTATGCGCTGGCTACCGGCGTATCCCAGGAGACAATTGACAAAACGACAGCGTTCGCCTTAAATCTTGGCCCAACAGAATATATATATTTAGATCGTTGACGGAATACTAGTTCAGCTTTATGATCTTTTGTGGCCCTTCAGTTTAGACGCGGAACTGCTGCAGATCGGGCTAATGGAGCTTTCGTCCCGGCTAACGGCGAGCCAATATTTGAAACGGATACGCAAAAATTATATATTGGCGATGGAGCAACTACTGGCGGGATTAATTTTTTAAACTCTTATAGTATCGAAGACTTAAATAACGTCAATCCTAGTTCGGTAGCTATTAAAAATCCAAGTAGTTATGCTATTGCGTCTGAAGTAGTTACGATTACATTTGACGTAAATCATGGATTTAACTCAAGTGATCAAATTGTAATCGCGAATTCGAGTGTTTCTGCGTTGGATGGCACTCATACATTAACATCTGCTAACGCTACGGATATTGTTTTTACGCTTACTGGTGCCAGTGATGTAACTAGTACTGCTTTGACGGCAGACATCAATAAAACAATTCCAGATGGAAATGTATTGACGTGGGATTCCGCCGCCAGTAAGTGGATAGATTCACCAGTTGCGACAGATGTTGCGAGTTTGTCTGATGTTAATCTTACATCCCTTAGCGATCAAGAAATTTTAAGATATAATTCAACGTCATCGAAATGGGAAAACCAGACTCTGTCAATAACTACAAATCTTGCAGGATTAACTGATGTAAACCTTACTTCACTGGCAGACGGCGAAGTTTTGATTTATAACAATGCAGCTTCAGAATGGCAAAATCAATCAATTGCCGGGTCTGGGCTGGGGGCTAGGTCAACTGCTAATGAATCGACGGCATCCATCGCCGATCTTGATTCAGATGATATTGAAATTACTGGATTTAAGTCATATATGTTGATGGCTATTGAAACTTCTGCCGCTGCTTGGGTGGTTGTTTATACCAGTGATGCCGCAAGGACTGCCGATTCTTCCAGGAATGTCAGCACTGATCCCTTGCCAGGTAGCGGTGTTATAGCTGAAGTAATAACCAATGGCGCTGTCACTCAAAAAATAACCCCAGGCGCTTTAGGCTTTAATGACGAGTCACCAGTGACAACAGATATTTACCTAAAAGTTCAGAATCTTTCTGGAGCAACAGCCTCGATTACGGTTACGTTGACACTTCTCAATTTAGAGGCGTGATAAATGAAGAAAGTATATATTGTTACTTTAAAAAACAGAAATGATCTGGAGTCTTTTTATGAAGAAATGGAGTCCGCTGGTGGCAATAGTTCTATTCCAGAGGGAGAAGTTGAATGCGTAGAACGTAGGCCAATAAGTCGAAACACTCATTATTTGCTGACGGAAGAAGAGGCTAATGCCTTAAGAAATGATTCAAGGGTTTGGGCTGTTGAAGAGCCATTGGGACAAGGGCGCAAAAAGTTAGTTAGTTACGCTACCCAAACTTCAGATTTCTGGAAAGGATCGGAAACCGAAACTTGGCAAGACACTGCGAAAAATTGGGGACTATATAGGAATTTTATCGATTCTACTGTTGCTGGGTGGGGGGCTGGTAATACAAACGTAGAAAATGATTCTATTAGTTGGTCTCTTGAAGGAGAAAACGTTGATATTATCATCAATGATACCCTAGTAGACCCAGACCATCCAGAATTTGCAGTTAATGACGATGGCACTGGCGGTTCCCGTGTGCAGCAAATAAACTGGGCAGATTACGATGATTACGTTATCAGCGGCCCTTCAAGTTGGCATAGTCAGCTGTTTGATGTTTACGAGAATCACGGTTCATTATGTGCTGCAATTGCCGCCGGCAATACGCATGGTCTAGCGAGAAAGTCAAATATTTATTCCATTAACTCTACTGATACACCAAAATTTTCAAAATTTAAAGCTACGGTTTCCGGCAATCAATTGAATGTTACATATGTATATCCAGGTAGCGAGCCGATTGCTATTGGTGGAAGAATCAAGGGTCCATTAAACACTGGTATTTATCAACAAACTATTAGTGGTTTTGGGACTGGTAGCGGTGGCGTGGGTACTTACACGATGAGCAGTGCTGCTGCATGGGATAGCCCGATGGAAAAAGATCATTTTATTGAATACACACAAAATTACAATTTATTGATGTGGGATTACATCCGCGCATTTCATCGCTTTAAGCCAACTAATTCAGTACTAAATAAGCAAAACCCGACAATTGTAAACGCAAGTTACGGCGTCGTCGAAACATTTAGTTTGTCTGAAATTAATAGCGTAAATTATAGAGGGACAACATATAACTCTGGTAACACGACGTGGTCTTTAAGTAGTTTATATGCTAATTTTGGTGTAGTCTCAATTGGTTCTACGATATATGTACTAGGGGATTATCCAGCCCTGACGGCAGATATTGAAGACGCTGTATCAGAAGGAATTGTCGTTATTCATGCTTCAGGAAATACAAGCAATAAGATTGATGTTCCTGGCGGTGATGATTACGACAATTATCTTTCAACAACATCTGGAACTTCTTATTATCATCGTGGCGGAGCTTTTTCGCCAGTCCCGGAAGTAATAGAAGTCGGGGCAATTGGATATGATACTGTTGAGAAAAAAGCAGATTATAGCTCTGCTGGGCCTCGCGTGAATGTATTTGCTCCTGGCAGTGGTGTCATTGGAGCTGCTGCGGGTACAAACATTTTTGGTGAAATTTCATCATATCAGGTTTCTAACAACGTTGCTAGATTTTATCTGCTAGATAATAGGGGGCTATATGGTCTTTACGAAATTAGCTTTGAGCTGCCCGTAAGAGTTAATATACAAATGGATACGTCAACACAATTTAACGGACTTCATGATATAGTTGCAGTTGAATCGCAACCAGCAATCAGTAACCCAGCATACTTTGAGATTAATTTTACCACTGCTGACATAGCCTTAACTAATGAGTCTGGTACATTCCAAGATGCTCAAGCTAGTGGATCTGTTTCAACTTCTTTGGTCAGCGATCCGAGGGATTACACCAAGTATTTATGGAAATCCGAGGGCACAAGTTTTGCTGCTCCACAGATAACGGGGCTAGTGGCTTGCTGGCTTGGGTATTACGGAAGGATTGATATTGACGAGTTTACTGGCTTGCTAAATCAATATGGTTTGTTTGATGAATTAACTACGGTCAGTGGCACTACTAATTATAATGAACCCACCTCCTTGTTGGGTGCAGCAAATTGGATTGCTAAATATTATGAATTTAGGCAATCATCTGGATATCAGTATCCTCAACAAATACACAAAGGCAGGTTTACTGGTTTCTACAAAAACGTAGATGATCTTCAATTATATCCAAGGCAGCGTACACTGCGATATGGGGCGTAGGAATACTAGCGCGTTCATCTAGGGAGTGATTCCCTTTTATCATGTCTGAAGAAAACACCAAAGCTTCCGAGATGGAAGCTGGCGGGCAAGATTCTGCACCTCAGTCTGTTGCTGCTGATGATAAATCTCAGTACAGTCCTGATGAAGTTGCTAATCTGGTCAAAGCATTGCGTTCTGAACGCGAAGCTCGTAAAACTTACGAGCGTCAGTTCAAAGAAAAAGAACAGCAACTGCTAAAACTTAAAGACGTTGATATTGATCGATATCAACAACTTGAGGCTGAAGCTGCTAAAGCCGCTGAAATTGAATCTAGATATGGAGAGACCATCCAGGCTATTGAGGAGAAGTACGGCAGGCAAACAGCGGAAGCAGAAAGCAAGGCTAAACAAGCTGAAACACAAATCAGGGAGTTTAAAAAACGGTACGCCCTGGAGAAGGTATTCATTTCTGCTGGAGGTCGAACAGATGCTGCGGATGGCGTTTCATTCTTTGATATGTTTGCTGAACAATTAAGTAGTCGGTTTCGCCAAGAAGATAACGGCGTTATTACTGTTGTTGATGCACAGGGTGATCCAATTCTTGATAGTGAATCTGGCAAGCGGATTTCACCTGATGATTTTGTTGCTAGCTTTAAGACCCACCCAATCTATGGCACCTTTTTCAAAGGTGTGAAAGGTTCTGGGGCTGGTCTTAATTACGCAGGTACTGATGCAAATGGTATGCCAGTAGAGGATCTTTCTCAACTATCGCGTGAAGAATTATTCATGCGAGCATTTGGTTGACCAAAAGCCCCGAAAGGGGCTTTTTTATTGGGAAGAATAAAAGTTTCGGAATTATATGTTAGAAAGCACCCGGTTTTGACTGGCCGTGATGGTTAGCAGGCAGGGTGTTCCGAGTTAGGGCGTGATGCTCTGGACACGTTTCACCTTTCCTTTTGTTAACCACAGGAGTTAATTTCCAATGGCCCTTAATCTTTCCGAGGCTAAAAAGCACTCTCGGAACCCCCAGGAACTGGCAATCGTTACCGAATTAGCCGCTGGTCCCCTGCTGAGCGTCCTCCCTTTCCGTGAAATCCAAGGCAACGGCCTGTTCTGGAAGCGTGAGGAGAGCCTCGGTGACGTGGGTTTCCGTAACTACAACGCTAACTACACCGAGAGCTACGCTGAAGTCAGCCAGCAATCTGAAAGCCTCCGCCTGTTCGGTGGTGACATCAAGGTTGACAAGGCTATCATTGATCTGGAAGGCCCTGAGGCTCGTGCCTATCAGGTGCAGTCCAAGACTCGCGCAATGCGTCTGGCTTGGGAATCGCTGTTCATCAACGGTGACTCCAACCAATCTCCTTCCGAGTTTGATGGTCTGGCTGCTCGCATGCCTGCAGCTGACTTTGCAACCAACTCTCAGGTGATCCGCAACGGTAGCTCCGCTGCTGCTCTTGACCTTGGCGCTCTTGACGAAGCTATTGATGCTGTTGACGCCCAGGGCGGCACCAAGTATCTGGTGATGTCTAAGTCGGCACGTCGTGCTCTGACCACCAAGGCTCGTGCTTCCGCTCAGATTGATATCGCTCGTAACGAGTTCGGCTACCAGCAAATGGTGTATGCCGGCCTGCCCGTGATTGAACTGGATCGCGACCATCAGAATGCTGCCATTCTTGATGCTACCCCTGCTGACCAGTCCATCTACATCGTTACTTTCGGCAACGATCTGCTGACCGGCATCCAGAACGGTGGTGTTCAGGTCCGTCAACTGGGCGAGTCCTTCACGACTCCTCAGGAAGTCACCCGTGTTGAGTGGTATTGCGGCTTGGCTCTTGTCAATGGCCGTGCTGCTGCTCGCCTGACCAACGTTGACGCTACTGCCTGATCTTAGTAGGCTTAACTAGCGAGATAAGAAAAGGGGGCTTCGGCCCTCTTTTTTTGTGTAATTGGGAACCTAATACAGAACCAGACGCTAACCGTTGAGCGTAGGTTTGTAGTTTTTCCCTTTTAGTATCATGGCTGCACGTTCTACGGGGATGTTCCCCCGCGAAAAGTTTGACATTGACGCCAACATGATCGTCACCGCGAGTGACGCTGATCTTGGTGTTACCCTGTCCAACATCAAGACCATCCGCGTTGGTCTCGTTAACACGACCATCACTGGTAACGCTACCGTTGTGTTCAACATCGGTGGTCAAGACGTGACCTTCACCGCTAACGACTTTGACGAGAACGGCACCGCTATTGCCCATCTGCGTGGTGCTCTTTGCGATGCTGACAACCTGGCTAAGTACACCGCTACTGCTGGTACCGGTACTGTGTCTGTTGGCACTGCCTTCCTGGACATGGTTGACAACGTCGGCTGATAAATAAGCCTACGGAATAATAAGGGTGGCTAAGGTCACCCTTTTTTGTTATGCATTTACCTAAACTGCCAACCGTCTTTGTCAAGGGTGGCGAAGAGCGCAAGGCTTTCTTTACTGTTCAAGCCCGTGAACTGATTGCTGCCGGCTGGGTGGAGAAAGGAACCGAAGAGGTCAAGCCTGCTCCTGTTGAAGAGCCTAAAGCTGAGGTGGAAGAGGAAAAGGTTGAAGAGAAGCCTAAGACTCGTCGTACCTACAAGAAGAAGACTGAAGAATGAACGAGGATATTCAATACTTAAAAGGTCCACGTTACATTGACGGTGTCAATATTGATGCCGACATTATTGCAGGTGAGCCAATTGTCAGCCGCCGGCAGATTAGTGATCCTGTAAATGACGGGAGTCTAGGCAAACCTACTTACGCCCCAGGATCTTTAAATAAAGACGGCACGCCTTTGTAAAATGCCCTTTAAATCTGAAAAACAACGTAAGTACTTGTACGCTAAAGAACCAGCGGTCGCCAAGAAATTTGCAGCAGAAACAAAGAATAAAAAGCGGAAGACTACTAAGAAGCGCTCAGGGAAGTAATGGCACTGCCTCTTTCTACTGCTAGGAGTATTGGCAAATCTAGGACCAAGAAAGACAAAGTCGTCAGTGAGTTTGGCGGTAAAGCTTCTCCTGTCAGCAAAAAGACTCGTAACGGCGCTACTGATCGCCTGCGGAGGAAGAAAGGTGGCCGCTAAAGGACGTACTGCCAAATTTTACGCTTCAAATCCTGAAGCGTATAAAAAGAAACTTGCTTATGATAAAAAACGGAATGCCAAACCGGAACAGAAGAAGTACAGGGCGGAGTTAGCCCGCGAGCGTCGCGCTCGGGGCATTATGGGTAAAGGCGGCAAAGACGTAAGTCATACTGCTGATGGTAAATTTAAACTAGAAGATCCTAAAAAGAACCGTGCAAGGAATGGTCATGGCAAAAATGGTCGCCTTGCTCCTGGTAAAGGAAGTAAAAAATCTAAAAAGTAGGCAGCCTAGCCTAGTCATTTAGTGCAATGGCGGTCAGGATAACCTCTGGAGAATCAATCAGGCAGGCTATCCTTGCTGACCTGTTCTTGCGTGAAATATTTGAAAAGGTGGAAGTTAATACTTCTGGATTAGCGCCAATCGCTTTAGGACCAAGTGTAGGAATTCTTGGCATTCCATCTATTGATGGGTTTGAAGCTACTTGGGCGCTACAAGTAATTGGATTAACAAAAGACGAAGAGAATCAAATTATAGAAGCGTTACTTAAGAAATTTCCTGGGGCGACTGTTTCTTTAAACAAGGGCATTTTGAACTTTCAGGTGTTTTCTCTTGTAACGGAAGAAGTACTGCAGGCAGCAGAGCAGCAAAAGAAACTTAAAGAAGACTCAGAGCGCATCAAAGGGCTTGAAAGGGCGATTGATTATGCTAGTAGTCTTAAGAGTGGTGTTGATGGGCAGAGAGGCGAAAGAGGCGCCCAGGGCGAACGTGGAGCACGAGGTGAAATGGGTCCACCTGGACCTGCAGGACGCGATGGAAGAGATGTACTTGCTACTGATGCTGAACTAAATGACATTAAAGATGTTTATGTTCCTGATCCTAAAATTGGTCATGTATTGACATGGGATGGAGCAAATTGGGTCGCATTATTTGTACCTCAAGTTTATAAATATGCCGGCGGTGGATCACAAGATTTAGATTGCGGGGATTTTGGTCCCTAAGGAATACTAGTCTAGCCATTTTCGGTCAATGCCTACCCCTGCTAATCGTGCGAAGATTCAGCTAGTCCGGGGTAGCTATGCCAACATTTCGGCAAGCATTGCAGATTTGTTAGACGGCGAACTTTGCTACGCCAAGGATCAAAATCGTTTATATATGGTAGAGGGTTCAACCCTCACTGAAATTGAAGCAGATCCAGAAGATATTGAAGGTCTGATTGCCAGTATTATCGTTGGCGGCACTGGCATTACATCAACCCATGACGATGGAAGCGATACTGTAACGTTAGATCTTGACAATACTGCTGTAACTGCCGGCAGTTATGGAACAGCTAGTGCAATTCCTACTTTTACTGTTGATGCACAAGGACGCATTACCGCCGCCAGCGAAAACGCAATCAATACAGATGTTGTTTTAATTGAAGTTCATAACCAGACTGGTTCTGACATCAACAAAGGTGATGCTGTTTATGTAAGCGGAACCCACACCTCTGGAAAGCCCACTGTTGACCTAGCTGATAATGATGGCAGTAATACTTATCCAGCAATTGGTCTTGTTTATGAAACAATTACGAGCGGCAGTGATGGTTTTGTTATCATCAGTGGCTTATTAACGGAAATTCCAACTAGTACTCTTGGCAATGCTGGCGATCCTTTATATGTTGATTCTACTCCTGGTGATTTAACAACAACTAGGCCAACTGCGTCAACTGAAAAAGTACAAAAAGTTGGTTTAATTACAAGGGCTCATGCATCAAACGGCACCATTCTTATTATTGGTGCTGGTCGTACTAACGATGTTAATAATGAGATTACTGCACTTACGGGTGTTGCACTAAATGAGTCTGATCTTGGCACTTTTACTGGCAGCATTATTTCAGATAATGTAAGTATTAAAACAGCACTCCAGGAACTTGAGACAGAAGCTGAGACTGCTATTGTTGATGCTGATATTTCTGCTACTGCTGAAATCGCTGTAAGTAAATTAGCTAACGGAACTGCTAATCAAGTACTTGTTACTGACGGCACAGATGTAAGCTGGTCTGATGACTTAGTTATTGCCGGCAACCTGACGGTTCAGGGCACAACCACAACTGTTGAATCTACCACAGTAACCGTTGACGATAAGAACATTGAATTAGGAAGTGTTGCAACTCCAACTGATATTACTGCCGACGGCGGCGGTATTACCCTGAAAGGTGCTACTGATAAAACAATTAATTGGATTGATTCAACTGATGCGTGGACATTTAGCGAACATGTTGATATTGCGTCCGCCAAGGAGTACAGGATGAATGGGACTGCTGTTCTTGCTTATGACGGTGCAGATCGTATCCTTGATAATGTCATCGTTGATGGCGGCACATATTGATCGGTAACCTAGTTCGCCGTTATATAACGGTGTACCGGCCTATATAGGCACACAAGGGAGCCACATGGCTAACACGATTAAGCTGCGGAGATCAGCTACGGCTGGTTCTGTGCCGACTACGGGTCAACTCGCATTAGGTGAGTTAGCAATGAACACTGCCGATGGCAAGTTGTTCATGAAGACTGATGTTGGCGGCACCGAAAGCATTGTAGAGATTGGAAGTGGCGGTGGTTCAATTACGATTGCCAACGCTCCTCCAGCGGCGGTAGATTCCGATCCTGGTGATATTTACTGGGATGAAGATGATGGTAGTGCTTATATTTACTACGACGATGGCACTGGTGATCCGCAGTGGGTTCCTTTAACTCCTTTAGCAGAGACACTGATCCCAGGTGCTAATGCATTTAAGTTTGATGATATCAGTGGAACCTTTAATGGTGTTTTAACTGATTTTACTATTAATATTAATAGTGTTGCTCATCAACCTGCGTATGAAAACGCCACGCTAATTTCATTAGGTGGTGTTATTCAACAACCCGGCACTGACTATACTATTAGTGGTAGTACTTTAACATTTACTACTGCTCCTGCCGCTGGACTAGATTTCTTTGGCATTGACCTCGCATCACCTGTTCCGATTGGAATTCCCAGTGATGGAACAATTACGCCCTCAATGCTGGAGGATGACTTCTCAGCGGCGACTGGAGGCGGAACTGATGCCATTTTCTTTATCAACGAACAAACAGTGACCACAAGTTATTCAATTCCATCAAACAGGAATGCTTTTACCGCCGGTCCCATTTCAGTTAATAGTGGTGCAGTCGTCACCATTCCTTCTGGTTCAACCTGGGTGATTGTTTAATCATGACTATTCGTATTGACGGCACAAACACAACAGCTAACCCTGGGATGACCGGCGGCGATGCTGATACCGGCTTGGTGTTTGGAACGGATGAGGTTAAGGTTGTTACGGGCGGCAGTAACCGTCTTGTCATTGGCAATTCAGGTATCACACAGAATTTAAATTTCAACGGGGCAAATATTGTATTCAGTAGCGGCAGCGGCATTGACTTTAGTGCTACTGCTGATGGGCCTGGTATGACCAGTGAACTGTTGGATGACTATGAAGAAGGTCTTCATGTAGCAACAGCGTCTGCTTCTGCATCAGGATCCATTACTTTAGACCCCAATAACGATACACTTGCATACGTTAAAATTGGAAATTTAGTTTCGGTACAAGGGCGTGTAAATATTAGCTCTGTAAGTAGTCCGACGGGAATTTTTCAACTATCCCTGCCATTTTCTTCTGCAAATCTTACAGATAGTGCGGGCCGTTGCCCTGGAACATACAGAGTTAGACTTATAAATAGTGGATATGATGTTGCTGATTTTTCAAATTACGTAGATGAAAATACCTCGTTAATGTTTTTTACTTACACTGGCGGTACTGACTTTGTAAATAGTGCAGGTGCTTTTAAGACAGGCACTCAACTTTACGTGCAAATTACTTATAGAGTTGCATAATTAACAGCCCGCAACGGCTCAAAACTATGCCTAAACCTGTTTCATCCTCTGGATTATCCTAA